ATTGCAATTTGATCGTCGGCTTCAACAATGAAGTCTGGCGCACAAATGGCGCTGGCCCAACCGGTATCTCGTAAGGAGTAATGAATCATGGCTGTTAATCTCTCACAGATCAAGGATCTCTTGCTCCCCGGCCTTCGCGGTGTTGAAGGCAAGTATGAGATGATCCCGTCCCAGTACGACAAGATCTTCACGAAGCACGACTCGAAGATGGCCCTCGAACGTACCGCAGAAATGCGTTACCTCGGTTTGGCACAGCTTAAGACCGAAGGTGGTCAGACGGCGTTCGATTCGGGTTCGGGTGAACGTTTTGTGTACAACCAAGAGCACACTGAAATTGCCCTTGGCTATGCGATTACCCGCAAGGCAATCGACGACAACCTCTACAAGACTCAGTTTACGCCTTCGAACCTCGGCCTGATCGAATCTTTCCAGCAGACCAAGGAAATCTACGGTGCAAACCTCCTGAACACGGCAACGACGTACAACGCAGCAGTTGGCGGCGACGGTGTGGCACTTTGCTCCACGGCGCATCCAATTGACGGTTCGACCGTCGCCAACACCCCAACGACGCAGGTCGATCTCAACGAAGCCACCTTGCTGAATGCAATGATTGCAATCCGCACGAACTTCCGCGATCAGGCCGGTCTGAAGGTCTTCGCCCGTGGCCGCAAGCTCATCATTCCTCCGCAGTTGGAGCCAGTTGCAATCCGTCTTCTGAAGACCGAATTGCGTCCGGGCACTGCAGATAATGATGTCAACGCGATCATGACGACCGCAGGTGGCTTGCCAGAAGGCTATATGGTCAACGACTTCTTGACGTCGCCATATGCTTGGTTCTTGCTCACCAACATCGACGGCCTTGCCTATATGGANCGNGTNAAGTTCGAAACCGATATGCAAGTCGATTTTGTGACCGATAACTTGTTGGTCAAGGGCTATGAGCGTTATTCGTTCGGCTATTACAACTGGCGTTCGATTTACGGTTCGTTCCCAACCTCGTAAGGAGAGCGTACTATGGCTATTGACGCATTTACCGGTCCAATCATTACCTTTGGCCAAAGCGCCCTAGGTTCTGATTACAATCCAGACATCGGTGGCTCGTCCCTGTTTTCTTCAGGGGCGGGTATCCTCGATCCTCGTGCGACCTATACCTACCTTCCCGGCGAAGCTCAGGCTGCGTTGGATTTTGGTTGGCTTGGGTTTGACAACATCACGACCCTGAGTGCGGTGCCATATTCGGCGGCAGCGGCGGCAATTGTCGCCTCTGCCAACCCGACTGGTGCAACTCTCATTCTGGTTAACACATCCTCGTCCACGACTGGCGTTTATTATTCCACGAATTTTGTTCGTGCGGATACTGGCGCAACTGACACGGTTTTGGCGCTCGATGCTTATGCATCGGTCACCGGATCCGTTACGAATGGTGTTCTGACAGTCACGACCTCCACCAACCAGATGCCAATTGGCCCCGGTATGGTGATTTTGACTGCAGCTGGCACGGTTTCACAGGGCACTGTGGCTGGTAGCCAGATTATCTCGCAACTTACGACGACCGGCACTTATTCGACGGTTTCGCAGGGGCAGACAGGCACCTATCAGCTTAACAACAATCTGACGGTTACTTCTGGTACGATTACTTTGGCTTACCAGACGCCATCTCAGTGCGCTGTTCCAAACAATGCTCAGACGCCAAGCATGGCCAACTGGAGTCCAATGGCTCTTCTTGGTCGCGCAGTCAGCGTTACGGCAGCTGCTTCGGCAACCTACGCAACCGCGACGGTCAACGGCTATGATATCTATGGATATCCAATGTCGGAAGCTCTCACGATCTCGGCAGGTTCTGTTGTTACTGGCAGAAAAGCGTTCAAGTACATCAAGTCTGTGGTGCTTTCGGGCGGCACGGCTGATACGACCCACGCTTATTCGGTCGGCACGGCTGACGTGTTTGGTCTTCCACTTCGTTCGGATACGTTCGGCGATATCATTGTCAATTCGGCCAGCTCGCTGGTTGCTTCGACCTTGATCACCGCTGCAACGAATTACCTTCCTGCTGATCGCACCACGCCTTCAGCAACGACGGCAGACGTTCGTGGAACCTTTGCTGCTACGTCCAGCAGCGGAGCAAATAAGCTGACCATTCGTCAGTCCCCGCAGGCCTACAACATCCCATACACGGCGGGCTTGTTCGGGCTTACCCAGTATTACAACTTCTAAGGAGTGAGCCATGAAGGGTCACAAAGGTCACCATCACGGTCATGTTGAACATGGCGTGCACCACAAGCACCCACGCGCTGAACACAAGAAGGGCGGCAAGGTCGAAGGTCACTTCGATCATGATGAAGCTCCTTCGGACGTTTACGAAGGTGCCAATTCGCATGTTGTCAAGGAAGCCAAAGAGCGCAAGCACGGCGGCAAGGCCAAGCACAAGCATCATGTCGGTCATCACGAAGGTCACATGGGTCATCACCGTGCTGACCGCGCCCCACGCAAGTCGGGCGGTCGTGCAGGTTCGAACATGAACCCGCTTTCGTCTGCTCATCACGGGACGGAGCCTAAGGGCCACCACTCGTTTGAGCCTGAAGAGCGCTAAAAAGCTGGGGGGAGCTTCGGCTCCCCTTTTCTTCATTGGAGACTGTTATGACAGCAGCATGGACACGTTCTGAAGGTAAATCGCCATCTGGTGGACTTAATGAACGTGGCAGGCAGTCTGCCCGCGCTGAAGGTCATCATTTGAAGGCTCCGACCAAGGATGCGGANAATCCGCGCCACACATCATTCTGCGAACGCATGACGGGCATGAAGCGNAAGATGACGGGTGCAGCCGCTGCCGCAGATCCTGANAGCCGGATCAATAANTCCCTTCGCAAGTGGGGTTGCTAATGTCTGACAAACCATTTTGGGACAAACAGCTTCCAAAGGGCCACCACACGAAGCATTTATCGCACAAGCAAGAGCAGAGTGCTAAGGCTAGTGCAAGGGCCGCAGGTCGGCCATACCCAAACCTGATCGATAACGCCGCTGCGGCGCGTAAAAAAGGCAAATAATCATGACCACCTTTACATCAACGGGCGCTGTTAACCAGTCCATCACTCGCGTTGGCGCGTATGAGCCGTTTGAGCTTCAAGTTTCTCGCGGTCAGATCAGCCTTCATTCGACCGTCAGCATCTTTGGCTACCAGGCTGCGATTCCAACCAGCGGGTTTATTCCAGTTTGGGAAAACGCGACGACATATACCTATCCAGCTTCAGCAATTACGATGACGCTTCTCAGCTCATCTTCGTCGGATGCTGGCGTTTCGGTTTTGATTAGCGGCCTGGATGCCAATTACAATCAGATTGGGGAAACAATTGTCTTCACGGCTGGTAACTATACGGGCGTGAACACGACCAATAGCTATTTCCGCATCAATAACATGACGGTCACGGCTGTTCCTTCTGCCGGTTCATCCAACGTTGGGACGATCAAGCTTCAAGATACGGGTAAAACGATCACTTACGCCCAGATCAACATTGGCATTGGTCGCACTCAGTCTGCCATTTATACGGTTCCAGCGGGTAACACGTTTTATTTGAAGCGTTCCCAAGGCTGGACAAACATGGTTTATACCTCCGGCTCGTATGGTACTTACCGCACCTGGACGGTCAATTCGGCTGGCGTGAATGCTTTGGTCACTCAACGACCATTCGTTGCTAACTTTGTCAGTGAGCGCTGGTATCCAAACGCCTATGGCCAGAAAACGGATATTCAGTGGCAGATGTCGGCAACCGGCACGGCATACGCCGCTGGTTTTGCTGCTGAAGGCGTTCTGGTTGCAAATGACGGAACTCTCTAATGGCCACGAGCGGCACTTACGCCTTTAATCCGTCACTTGGCGAGCTGGTGCTGTATGCATACAACTTGTGCGAGATCAGAAACACGTCGATTGCACAGGAACACATGCAATCGGCGCGTATGGCGTCGAACCTGCTTCTGGCCAATTGGGCCAATCGTGGCGTCAATCTGTGGGCCGTGGATCTGGAAACGGTCCCCTTTGATCAGTCCCCAACGATCCTGACGGTCACTGGCGATGGAACAACCACGACGTTGACCTATGCCACGCCGAATACGCCTGTATATACAGTCGGCCTGCAGATCACCGTGGCTGGCACAAGCGTTGTCGATGGTGTGCAGACTGTCACGGCATCNGGAAACGGCTCTGTGTCCTTCTCTGCGTCGTATAGCGGCTCAACCACGGGCGGCACGATCTCATCGCAGACCCCCGCCGGGACATATTCGGTGGATCCGAACACGGTTGTTCTGCTCGATGCGTATGTGACCACGACGCAATCGACATCGCAGCCTATCGACCGAATCATTTTGCCGGTGTCCCGCACCGAGTACGCATCCTATCCAAACAAAGAGCAGACCGGTTTCCCGACCGTGTTCTGGTATGACCGCCTGATCGCCCCACAGGTCACTTTGTGGCCCGTTCCAGATGGCACGTCGTCGCAATACCTCAAATATTACCGGGTTCGTCAGATCCAAGACGCAAACCTGACCGGCGGCCAGACGGTCGAGATCCCATATCTGTGGCTCGAAGCCTT